TGGGATACGTTAGGAACGGTTGAACAAAACGAAATAGGCAAAGCAATGGCTGGAACTCGTCAAAGAGACCAGTTCTTGATTTTGATGAATAACTATAACAACGTTGCCGAAGATAGGGTTTCAGTAGAAAAATTATTGGAAACACAATTGGATGCAACTGGACTTGCCAACGACAGATATGCAATATATTTGGAAAACGTTGAAGCCGCGCAAAATAAAAGCACGGCGGCATGGGAAGCTCTGTGGCAAGCAACAATTCAATCCGACGCTCTGGTTTGGTTTTATAATATGAGTGCCGCAACAATGGATTTAGCAACAAAGGCTGGAGGACTAATACCAGTTGTTGGTGCTTTGCTGGCGGCTTTCTTAGTTTTTAAATCAACGGCAATACTTGGATTTATAACGTCTGGATTGGCAAGCTTTACTACGACTTTAGGTGGGGCATTTTTACAAGCATTACTGACCAACACAATCACCGTGCAAGGATTCTCAATGGCTTTGGCTGGCTTAAAAACAGCGGCTTTGGGATTGCTCAATCCGGTGACGCTGGTTATAGCCGCAATAGGCTTGCTTATATATTCTTATAACAAATATAAGGATATCCAAAACAGCATAGCTGAAGGTGAAGCTAATATTGCATCAAAAGTCGATGCTAAGATAACCAGATTAAAAGAAGAAAAAGCCAGCGTTGATGATATCACATCCGCTTATCAGCAGACAATGCAAGCCACAAGACAAGGTGGAGAAAACACACCGATGCTTAGTGGTGCATTGAAAGATGTTCGCACTGATATTATGCAAAAATATTCTGGATTAATTTTCGATACTGCAAAAAATTATGAAGAATATGCTGAGGCGATGAAAAAGGTCGTAAAAGAATCTGGCGGAATGGTTGATGAGCAAGGCAGAATCTATACGGCTATGCAGACAGCGCACGGAGAAGTAAGAACGTATATCGACGGTGTAACTGTTTTAACGAAAGAGATGTATGAGGGCGGCAAAGGAGCCCAAGAATATAGGGCTTATTTGGCTCTAGTCGCTTCCGAAGAAGAAAAAATGGGGCAAGCACCAGAAGCCTTGGAAGTAACTTGGCTAGGGTTAGCCAACACTATCAGGGGCGTAACGGATGAATTCTCAAAGCTAGATGGATTAATCCAAAAATCTCTTGAGGGAAATTTATCATTTGAAGATGTTGCTACGCTTCCTGCGGAATATATCGACGCTCTAGAAGTTGAAAACGGTTTAATAAAACTAAACGTGGATATGCTGAAAGAAGAAGAACTTCAAATAATGCGAAACGCTGTTTCTAAAACAGAAGCGGCATATAACAATAAACTCGCATCTGAAGCGGAACTCAGTGTAATGCGTATGAAACTAGAAGCCATGGAAGCAGATGCGGCTAAGACACACAGCGTATTTCAATTGACAGCTTGGGACTATGAAAATTTGATGTGGCAAATGGCTAATCAGGCATCCGCCGCAGGTGAAAAAGTTTTCTTCGATATGCAGGGTAACGCTCTAAATAGTGCTAAAGCAATATTTGACTTTATGAGTTCTAGCGATGCTAATTTTATGAACTTGGTATCACAGTACGCCAAAGCCGTTGGTATCACGGTGGCACAAGCAATGCAACAAGTGGGTGCATATGTAAACGCCACATACAACGACGGGGTCGCTAAAATGAATTCACTGTTAAACTATGCTGGATACGGCGGAGGATTGTCTTACGCCACGGGAGATTTAAAATACCAGCAAGGAGGAGGCGGAGGAAACAAACCGTCTACCCCGTTTTCTTCAACGCCACTCCCCTCTCTCGGTGGTGGTGGCGGTGGCGGTGGTGGTGGTTCTACCAAGGCTGATAAAAAAGCAGATAGAGAACGTCAAGCCGAAGAAAGACAACGTGAAATAGAAAAACTAATAGAAAAAGAACGAAAGAAAGCCATTGATGGATTAAAAACTCAGCTTGATTTATACAAGGATATTATTGATGCTCGTAAAAGTATTCTTGACACCATGGCTGATGAAAGAAAATATCAGGATGATGTAAAAGAAAAACAAGCTGATATCTTAAGAATCCAAAATGAGCTTGCCGCACTACAATTTGAGAATACTCCCGAAGCAAAAGCCAGAAGACTCGAACTGGAAGCGGAATTAAAAGACACACAAAAAGCTCTTGAGGACATACAATATGACCAGTCAGTAGAGCAACAAAAAGCCGCGCTGGATGCGTCATATCAACAGTTCGCAGATAAAATGAATAATGCTATCAAGCTGATTGAAAACATTGAAGCAACGTCTGTTGGAGATTTTACAAGTCAACTGGCAGTAATTTTATCTCAGCTATCCGCTCAAAAAACACCGACAGATAGACCACTACAAAAAGCTGGAACCGCCCCTCCACCAATGTTTCATGATGGAGCAGAAAGAGGGATTGTTGGAACTGGTTCAAAAACGGGTGAGCTTTTTGCGAAACTAATGAGCGGAGAACTTGTCAGCAATGATAGTCAAATGAAAAACTTTATGACAAGAACTCTCCCATCTCTTATTGGTTCTCCCGCACAGTCATATTCTGGAGGAAGCGGTATGAGCTTCGACAAGTTGTTTGACTTGGTGGTTCAAGGAAATCTTGATTCATCGGTCTTACCAGACATAGAAAGAATTTCCAACAAGATAGTTGATAGAATAAACGCATCTCTCTTGAATAGGGGAATTATAAGAAATACAAATTTAACAAAAATATAGATTTTGTAGGATGGGTGGGATGATATCATCCCACCCATATCTATAGACAGGAGGAATAATGGCTTTTTGGGGAAACACATTTGTATTTGATGGAGTACCATCGGAGTTATATAATTTATATATATCTTCACCAGATGGTGGAATGATAAGCACCGCTGGCTCAGGAGATGTAGAATTATTGACACAAAAAGTATTCAGAAATCCCAAGCCTTATTTATTGGGTGTTCAACAATCACCCGTATTGAGTTTTGATATTCAATTTACATCTCCGGACGAGTTGATGGTTGAAGATATGCGAACAATATTATCTTGGTTGTTTGGTCAAAGCCAATATAAAAAGTTGCAAATACAACAGCTTGATATGGATGATATCTATTTCAATTGTTTCATAACGGCTCCACAGATAATCAAGGTCGGAAACTTAATCAAGGGAATATCCGGAACCGTGATATGTGACTCTCCGTTTGCGTGGGCTTTCTCCAAGACAACAACCAAAAATTATACTGGTAGCGCAAATGAAACATTTGTGTTGTTCAATACTTCGGATAATAACAATTATACTTATCCCGCCGTTGTAGCAACGATTGATGATTTTGGTGGCACTTTTTCAATTACCAACAATACAGATGACGGAAGAGTTTTTACTTTTACTGGAATGAGTCAAGGGGAAATTGTAACAATAGATAATGAGAGATGTATTATAACGTCTAGCACTGGTCTTAGAAGACTCGGAAATTTCAATAAACAATGGTTTAGATTGCTGAAGGGTATCAATAGTCTTACAATAATGGGAAACGTGGCTCAAGTAAAAATAACATATAGCCCCGCCAGAAAGACGGCATAAATGGAACAAACTTTTGATTTTTATGGTCAGTATAACAAACCAGATTTGGTTTTGTGTAATCCTAATAAATCCGAATTGTATTCCTTGAATATGGCTAGGCAAGTATCTTTAAAAAAAGTATACAATGCGCTATCTGAGTTTAGTTTCATCATTGATTATAAGATTGAAGATACGGTAAATCCCGCATATGATTTTGTACAAGCCAAGAGATTAGTGAAGGTTGAAAATCATGGATATTTTATAATTTCTGAATATTCGGAAGATACTTCAACCCCTACCCCATTTAAAAACGTTACCTGTCTTTCTTTGGAGGCGGAATTAATCAATAAAAAAGTTTTGGCTCTCGGTGGAACTTATAAATTTTATGGAACCATTACTCAGCCCCAAATAGACGTTGGGATAGCTAGTGTTAGCCTCATGGACTATATAATATCCTTGATTCCAAATTGGACACTGGGAAATATTGATTCAGATTTATGGAATATTTATCGCTCCTTCGATGTGTCAGATTCTAATGTATATAATTTTCTTATGACAGATGTTGAATCTGCGTGTGGATGCGTCTTTATCTTTGATACGGTGTTGAGAACCATCTCAGCCGTAAAAACAACTAACGCAACAACTCCCACGGATATTTTTATATCCAAAGAAAATCTAATAGAATCTGCTGAATTGAATGAGATATCTTCCGAAATAGTCACGGCGATGTCAGTGTTCGGCGGAAATGATTTGAATATTCGCTCCGTCAATCCTCTGGGTGGAAACTACATTTATAATTTTGACTATTATAAAAATATAAAATGGATGACACAAGGTTTAATTGATGCCCTAAATGATTGGGAAGCTCTTATAGCCGTAAACCAACCAGCATATGCCAGCGTATTGACGAATTTATTCGCGTACAATCAAGAACTATTAGTTCTACAGGGAGAACTGGCTGATTTAAATGCTGACCATCTATCACTAGAGGGAGTGCAGAAGTCATTAATTGAATTGAACCAAACTGGAACTCCGCAGTACACATCAATATTGTCGCAAATGACAGCTACATCGGTTCTAATAGCAAGCAAAGAAAACGAAATCACAAACAAAGAGTCGCAAATTACCGCTCAACAAGATAGCGCATCGGCAATTGTTAACTCTCTTAGTTTCAGCAATAATTTTTCTGTAGATGAATTCTCAGAATTGAATACATTCATCATAGAAAATACATATCAAAATAAAAACATAATAACCACAGATATAATGACGCAAGCCGAAATTCAAACGCAAGCACAAGAGCTATACAACGATGGAGTAGAAGTTCTAGCAAAATCATCAGTACCGAGATATGAATTCAGTATAGGCACTGTTAACTTTGTGTTTCTCGAAGAATTTTCATCTTTTACGCAACAACTGGAACTTGGAAACACAGTAACAATCAACGCAAAAGATGATGTGATGATAGAAGCTGTCCTACTTGAAATCGAACTTTCATTTGATGAACCTAATTCTTTTTCGTTGACTTTTAGTAACAGACTTCGCTTGGATAACGGATTTTTTGTTTATTCAGATTTATTTGGTGAACAAAATAAAGCGTCCAGTTCTGTAAACTTCAATGGTCTTCAGTGGAGTGATTGGACAAACGGATATAAGGATGATGTTACTAATTTTATAACGTCATCTTTAGATGCATCTGTAAATAGTGTTATAAACGCATCAAATCAAGAAATAACAATTGGATTGAATGGGCTGAGAGGCAGGAAGAGTTTAGGCGGTGGAACATATAGTCCCAAACAAGTTTGGTTGACCAGCAACACAATCGCTTTTACTGACGACAACTGGGATACGGCAAAACTGGCAATAGGAGAGGTTTCTCTTGATGGTGGTGGAACCGCATACGGAGTAGTTGGAGAAGTAATCGTGGGTAAGCTGATAGCCGGAAACCAACTCAGAATAGAAAATACCGCTGGAACATTCATAGTCGATTCAAATGGCGCTACTCTTACAAATTCAATTTTTACTGTTCAAGATTCTGCCAATAAAGTCAGGATAAATCTGAGTCCTGTTGGTTCCACTTTTAGTGGTATTACCATAGATGCAGGGTTGACCGTTCTAGGAAATTCAGGCGGTTCATGGGTCAAAAAATTCTGGGTCGATAGTGCTGGCAATGTAAACTTTGCTGGAAATCTAAGTGGCGCAACTGGAACTTTCAGTGGAACGCTGGCGGCTACTGTTGGCAACATAGGAACTCTTGTTATTGACTCTCAAGGATTAAAAACTGCGGATGGTGTAAATTATCTTAGAGGTAATGGTGATTTTAAATGGGGTTCTCTGACGATGAGTGGAGGAAACGCTACTTTTACTGGGAATATTTACGCAAACAATCTAAAAGACAACTCTAATAATTCCGTGTTTACCTCCGGCGGAAGTATGACATCCTCAAGATTACTTAGTGGAACATCTAACCCCATCAGCGGAATACTTGTTGCTCAAGGATTTCAGACAAACGGAGGAGGAATAAGCACTGGTTATATGGTTGTTTTTAGTGGAGGATATATCAACGTTGTAAATGGCTCTATTCTAAAAAACGGAGGAGCGGTTTTAAATGACGCAGAGACGTATTCTTGGGTCAATAGTCAGGGATTTCTAAAATCTGGCAATAGTGCGACTCTTAGTAATTTAACTGTTACATCAAATATTACCATACAAGGAAATAGTGGTTATAATGCAACCGCCTTGGCAATAACGACTCCCAGTGGAACCAGATATCTTCGATTTGTCGAAGGCGTATTGGTTTCATTTTTCGCATAAAAAATTTAAGGAGATGTATTTAAAATGTTATATATTGAAGATGAAAACCTGAAAGAACTCTTTGTAAAAATAGATGCTTCATTATCCAAGATAGAAGTCAAAGGAGATTCCGTCCAACATCTTTTTATGGCTAGAAACTCCATTGCGGATTTATTTCAATCAATAAAGGAAAGAGAAGAAAAAAAACAAAAAAAAAATGAAGGAGGGTAGGATATGACATATTTAACGCGTCTTGACATATATAATCTTGCTGATTTTTCTTTTATAGCTGGCTCAGAATATATATTGGAGTACACGGTATATGAAGACAACGGAGTTGTTCCGGTTGATATATCATCCGGAACAGCAAAATTATATGTTTCACCTCTTGGTCAACCGGAATATGTTGCCTTAGAAAAAAATGGTGTTATCAGTGTTACAACTGGTGTTTTCACTGTTACGCTAGAACTTGCAGATACGCAAGGATTAAGCGGGAAATATGTTCAACAACCAGTTGTGTATGATTTTGCTGGAAAAGAATATCGGCTTGGTCAGGGTACTTTTACCGTGATACCAAGAATAGCTTAAAAAGGAGAAAATAAATTGATTACATATTATAGCGCCAATCGTATCTTGAATTTAAATTTTGGAAACACGAGTTATCTGGTTCCAACACCGTTGTATTTTGGTTTATCTACAACATCAATTAACTTAGATGGAACGGGAGCTACGGAACCAGTGGGCGGGGCGTATGCTAGAGTAGCGTTAGCAAACTCGGATAAAACAAACTGGACTGTTTCTACCTTGGGCACACTTACAAATATTGGTTCGGTTCAATATGTGGAAAGCACCGCATCTTGGGGAACAATTACACACGTGTTCATTTCTGATGCTGTCTCCGGCGGAAATATTTGGTGGTTTGATGCCCTATCACCCACTCGTTTGGTTCAAAGTGCTACAACCGTTTTGTTTGCCGCAAGCTCTATCACTGTTGTAATGAATAACACGTAGAAAACCATGGATAAAAATAAAAGAGAATTCAGATTGTTAAAGAAAACCCAATCAGCATTCTCGGCAATTGCTGATGGTTTTTCAGTGGTTACAACATTCCTATTTAGAATAAAGGATAGAATTTTATTTAATTTCGTAATGAAGCTGTCCACAAAAGCAAATACCAGTATTAACTTAAAAAAAATTAGATTAAATTTTATCCAAGTAAAACTCAAAGAAAGTTTATTTCCATCATTCAATCTAAAAAAAATAAGATTGTCTTACGTTTTAAAGGAAAGATTGAAGGCTGTTACGTCCATCCTATTGAAAAACAGGATAGTTTTTGGGGTGTCGTTGAGACAAAAAGCTATTGCGTCAATTGGTATTAAAAAAATAAATATAACCTTCAGTCCTCTGGTTCGTGAATTTATAAAATTATCGACTCACGACCCGCAAACTCTGGCGACATTGGACTTGAAAAAAGTCGGAGAAATGGATTATAATGGATGGACTCCATAGGAGGAAGGAAAAATAGATGACACAATCTACACCAAATTTAAATTTATTACTATACAACTCAACAACAGACCAAGCCGCCACGTTTGCTTCCTTCAGGGCTGACTTAGCTGGAATTTCTGGAACCAGTAATATGAGCCTCATAGATACGGCTTATGGTTCTCTCGAAACCAGAGTCGATAATCTCGAATCGTTAAAAAGCGCGATTCAGGTTGATGCCAGCTATGTTTCATCAAATTATTATGAAGCCACGGTAGCTCTTATCTCTAGCTATTCTGTTGGTATGTCTATTTTATTGAGGCTAGATACCGATAGTGCTGGAACTGTAACATTAAAAATAAATGCTCTGGCTACTGTAAGCGTTATGAAAATTAATGCAAGCGGAACGCCTGTCAACATGGATTCTGGTGAGCTTCAGTCTCAAAGATACTATCTGTTTATCTACGATGGAACACGTTGGGTTTGGGCTGATTCAACATCGGTAGACCAAGTTTATCATTCCGGAGCTTCTGGAAATGTGGTTCTTATCAACAGCGATGCGTCAATTTCGAATTCAACCACTCCATCTCTGTTGATATCCGGAACGACAAATTCAGCAACCAGTAAAACAACCCCAGTGGATGCAGATGAGCTACCTCTTGTAGACAGCGCGGCTGGAAATATATTGAAGAAACTTACGTGGGCTAATTTAAAGGCATTAATAAAAAATAGTATCGTAACTGGAACCGAGGGAAATGTCGTAACAGTAGGAGCAACAAGCAATCTAATAGGTACAACTACGCCATCAGGTTTTATTGATACTACTGTTACAGCCGCCAGCGCAAAAACAACTCCGGTAGGTGCTGATTATTACCCCATAATAGATAGTGAAAATTCCAATGTATTAAAAAAGATAACACACACAAACTTATCGGCTTCTATGGTTCCAACTGACTACTTTGTTATCAGGTGTGTCGCCTACGATGCAGATTGTCCAGCAAATGGAACAACTGGTATAGCCGGAGCGGTTCCTATGCCATATACCGGAACTATTGTTAGTATCTTCGGAGACGTGGATACTGCTGGAACAACAGGGACAATGACAGTGGATGTTAATAAAAACGGAACTACTATTATGGCTACAACAAAGTTAAACTGGGACAGTACAGAAAAATCAACTAGAACATATTCTGGAACTGCCGCTACACTTAGTACAACAGCTATAACAGCAGGAGACCTTTTTACTATAGATTTGGACACAAATCATACTACGAAGGCGAAAGGATTGACTATAACCATAGGAGTAAAGAAATCATAATGACTCCTATAATCTACATGAACAACGCTCTGTCTGAGTATACAGTTTCTCTGCTACACATGAACGGGACGGCTGGAGCTACAACGTTCACAGATACTACTGGTAAAACTTGGACTGCTAATGGAAACGCAAGAATTTCTATAACGCACAGTAAATTCGGAGGTTCATCCGGATATTTCGATGGAGTTGGCGACTTCCTTTCTGCTCCAGATTCCGACGACTGGTATTTAGATAATGGTTCAAATACAACCTCGTGGACGGTTGATTTTTGGATTCGTTTTTGGCAACTCCCCGCCAGCGATATTCAAGGAATTATTCAGCAAAGAGTAGATAACAACAACTTTTGGGAAATAAACATTGGTAACGGCTATGTTGTTTTCAACATACGAACTGCCGGAGTCACTCTGGTAAACAAACAAAATGCGTTTGTTCCAACCATAGATACTTGGCATCACGTTGCAGTAGTGAAAAACGGAGATGCTGGTTATATGATGTTTATTGACGGAACACAAATCGGAACAACTCAAACGGACACAGACTCCATGAGTAACTATGGCGGAACAATAAGAATTGGAACACATACAAGCTCGGCAGGAGTCGACACAAATATGACTGCATACTTGGACGAGTTTAGAATTAGCAAGGGTGTTGCTAGATGGACTTCGAATTTCACTCCTCCAACATCAGAATATTAAATAAAAATACCCCTATACAATAGGGGTATTTTTTTACTGTTTTTTATTTAGGACTCAAATCATCGACAGGAATATCTTCTTTAAATATTTTATTATAAGTAAAAACTATTGACTTCTTCTCAGGATATTCTTGTCTATAATAATCACACAAGGATACCCTATAAGGAGATTTTTTGTCATTGTTGACTCTCTCAGACCACTCAATGGATAATCTTACTGATTCGTCATAATTATTTCCGCTTACATTTCCGTAGAACTCACCAGTCAGTTGTCTCATGGTACTTTTACAGCATAAAAAAAACGGATGCTCTTCTTCGTAGTCAATTGGTGTATCTAATACTTTTTTATGTCTTCCCATAAAGTTATCCTTCTAAAGAGAATGTGTCAATCCTTCTTTGTGCCAGAATCATTGGTGTGTTCATGTTTAATTTTGCTTCTTGAAATGTAGTATAAAAATTATGGTCTTTATTGACAACTCGACCAGATGTTGATTGAACACATGCGGAATAAACCAGCTTTTTAGAAAAATTTCCAACTCCGGAATTTACCACAATTTTATAATCTCTTGTCTTAAAGTCTGTTTCAAATCCATCTACTCTTCCATTGAATTCCTTATCCTTGGTCATCATTATGGATACAACCAATCTTTTGCAATACGAATTACGTGGTCAGATAATGCATTCAAATCTGTTGGAACAGAAATGATTCTATCAAAAGTAAAATCCAACAACGATGTTTCTGAGCGATGGAGTTTTTGTTCTTTTGTTAGACCATTATCAAATTGTTGTCTGTGAGTCCATATGGTAAAAACATCATGATATCCTTCATCAATCCATCTATCATGCTCATTAGGATATCTGAAGTCATCCACAATAACGTAGTCAAAATTCTTGCCGAAGGCTTTGACGTTTTCGATTACAACGTTTACCCAGATATCGGGATGCGTGTCTCTAGCAATCTCAGTTCCAAGTTTCTGCAATAACTCCCTCCCCTTCTGGTCTTTATTGCCATCCCAACCATAATACTTTTTAGCCACAAACTTAAGATAATCCCCGTATGCTATATTGAAACACTTGAAATTGAATTGTCGAAGATACCCCGACATAAAAGAAGCAGATGTTGTTTTTCCATGTAGAGCAAATCCAGCAAGCAACACTATTTTTGGTTTATGTAAATCCATTATCCGAATTTCCTTTCAAGTACATCATTGATTTCATTCCAGCTAGAAACGCGTCTTGGAAAGTCATATTTTAAATTCCACGGTTGAGAAAACAACCAACCATTATCATTGTATGCCGATGTAGCATTATCAATATTATCGTCAAATAAAATATCACAACAAATTAAAGACTTATCTTGGCATTCAACAAAATCTTTTTTACTTATTTCAAATCCAAGATAATTCAGGGCGTCCAGCTTTGCCCTTCCGACATCTCCAAAATTAGATGTCACAACTATTACTCTGCCGTATTTTCTTGATTTTTGAAATCCAGAAAGAGCACCTTCAACTGCATCAACTCCCTTGTATAAAAATGTATCCAATAAATGATAAAATTTTTCGGGTTCATTTCTAAGCTTTGTATATGAAGCTATATTCCAATCAAGGACATCTTTCTTCTCAAGAACATCGTCGTAATAATGATTGTATCTTCTAATCCATTTTGTAACGGTATCCAGTAAAACATCATCAGCGTCATAGGCGATAATGGGATTAATCATTTTTTTTATCCTTTCCCCATCCGCTACCTTTGAAAATAACTGGTGGGGTTGATGTAGGCATTTTTCTGGTTGTTTTTTGAGAACCACATCTCGTACATGAAATAGGAATTTCATCAATCTTATCAACCGATTTAAAAGAAATCCACGTTTCAAATCTTTCATTGCATTTCTCGCAGACATAATTATAATATGGCATTTTTAGCACCTGTCAATCTTCTGAATTTTTTAACACTATCCTCTGAACTATAGTGTGGGATAATTTTTCTTGTTCTACGATTTCCCTTGTTTCTAATCCTATTGGATACATTGAAACAATGGTTTGCCCATCTGTCATACTTGTCGGATTTTAGCCCAAGTAACATCTCCCCTGCTTCATCCCAATACTCAGGCAGGTCAAACTTCATTGCGTCGATAAGCATGGAGCAAATTGGGTTGAATTGTTCAAGTATGTTTTCACCAAAAATATCGTTCAACAAATAGAATCTGTCTTTCATTTTTCTTTTTTTAATTCTAGGCGGAATAAATGGTATATTTATTCTGCTTTGATTTGAATTGGTGAGATAATAATATACCATTTATTTGGCACTCCCTTCTTGTTTTTTATATTGAACGTTATGGTTTTTCAAATCTTCTTTCATGTTCAGAAATAAGCATTGGTTTCTTGTATGTTTTACCGCTTGCAACAATACGAGATACAACCTCATATCCTGAAAAGATGTCATCATCTTCCCCGCTTATGGTTGACACAGCCCCCACATATCCAATATAAAGATGTGTTTCTTCTACAAACTTTCCGTTGACGACAACGAAATCTCCGGCGCAAACATTGTTATCCCTTAGAACATACCAGTCTGCATGGTCATACATCGTAGAAATTCCAAAATCGCACACATGAACAAGAGCAATCTTATCACCGTTCATCATTTTCTTTTCCTTCTTCTTCATAAAAATGCTTTAGTATACTCGCAGTAATGGTGGCGTCAATTCTTACTGTCGGCATCCAGATTTTCTTAATTCTATATTCATGAGAAGGATTGCTGATTATCCAGCAAATCAAACGTAAGAATGGTGCAAGTAATAAAAAGTTTCCAGCTTCATTGATATCCTTGCTCGAACCAAGTCTCTTGGTGACATAGGTTTTAGACTTGTTTTCATAAATTGCATACACATTGAAAAATTTTCTTAGCATAAAATCTCCTTATTTTTTCCCTATATATTTATCTATATCTTTGATGGTTTCATATAAATTCAACCAGTAAGTAAAATCATTTGGAACTGGAACATAATCACCGTTCACATATTTTACCGTCTGCTTCTTCTCAACCGCCTTGCAATTTATAATCTGACCAGAAGCAACTATATTTTTACTGAATACCGCCTTCTTGATTTTTAACGAGAGCATCTTTCCGGTTTTTAGTACGCGTACTTCGACACGTGGAGCGTAAAGACCTTCTCCATCTGCAACTTCCATAACGCAGACTATGTGTTTATCAATCTCAGGATAGACACTACAAATATTTCCAGTGATTTCAACATCCTTATCTATTTGTTCCATAAACGATATTGATTCATTGGGTAGCTCCAACTCCATCTTCTTCAATTCGGGAATTCTTTTTTCTTTTGATTTTTGAGTGAGCTTACTCGAATACCTGTTCTTTCCTGTTTTGAATTCGTTCCACAACGCCAATAACTTTTTATTGTTTCCAAACATTGAGAAATAATTGATGAGGATTAGCTTCTCAAATTTAGAGGATAGCATACCGTGTTCGTCTGCATAAATCAACAAGTCAATAAATGTCTCGTGAGTTACCTTTGACATCTCATAAAGATTTTTTCCAATTTCTTCATTGAAACCTTTGATGGATTTTATAGACGAAGAAATTGTTTTCTTTTCTTTGTCGGCAACAATCGCGGTATTGTCCTGACCAAATTTATACGATGGAAACCTGATACCGAAGCCTTTTTCAGCTTCAGACTTTGCTCTTGCAAGCCTATCCTTATCTCCGTCATCCTCAAGCATATTTAATAAAACTTCGTAAAACTCGTATGGATACATGGCTTTTAGATAAGCACCATACAAACTATCACCTGCAACAGCATAAGAATGTGAAGCGTTGAAACTATAGAACGCGCTGTCTTCGATAATCTGCCATGTGTCATGTGAAATTTTTTCTGCATCTTCTTTTGAATATTTTTCTTCGTTCATGATTTTACTGGTCATGCCATCAATAAAAATATCCTTATATTTATAAACCTTGTCTGCTCTTTTCTTGGCGATGTTCTTAATTACATCATATGTTTCTGACACAGGAATTCCGGCATAAGCCATAATCTGCATTGCGTTTTCTTGATACAACATGTAGGATTGCGGAAACTCTTCTGTTTGGATAAGAGCATCGATTGCAGGAATTCCATAACTAAATTGTTGACGTTCTTCAAATTGTTTATAATTCGATTTAAATCCGGGGCGAATTGCCGCAACAAAAGCAGATAATTCAGAAATATTTTTTGGTTTATATTGTGCAACTCTACCAATCGTTCCAGATTGTTCAACCTGATTAATTCCAACTCCCAAGGCTCTTTCATAGATTCCCCAGACATCCTTATTCGAGTCACATAATTTAAGTAGTTCTGGAAGTGTGTGTGGTTCAATACCGATTCTTTTGTAGACTCTATGTATTAAATCAACCACTGAAACTTTTAGCAAATCGTTCTTCAGCAACTTATATTTTTCAGCAAATAAACCATCAACGTTTGCACACAGGTGTTCAACATTTCCAGTTTTAATTTTTAGCAATCCAAACTGTCTTCTAACATCGTCATCGGTAAACAACAAGAAGGCACAAGGGTGAGGAGTAATTGTATTGACAAGACCAAGATATTTCCTTGATTCATCGAAAACATCATGATATTTTTCATCAATATAATCGTGCACAAAGATATCATCTGGCGAATCCGAATGCTTTATATCAGATTCGTATTTCTGAATCTGTTCGGAAATATTATTGGCAACATCAAAATCAACACCTGCTACGCGAGAGTAAAGCTTCCATGCTCCCAAGGTTCTAACCGTGCCAAATGCTATCATCTGATAACTATGTCCGCATCCAAGTATTTCTTCTTGTGCTTCTGCAAATATTTTCGGAGTCCCAAGATTGAAGTCGATATCCGGAATGCTCATGGTTTCAAGCAACCTTTCCTTTGAGATGAACCTCTCAGGAAACAATTTAACGCTGGCTCCGATTCTATCAATGGTTGTAAAACCCAATAACTTAGTGATATAAAAGGACGGAGCGGAACCACGCCCTGTCATAGTGATACTGCCACCCTTTTCTTTTCCTCTTTTGATGATTTCATAATCGAGAATAAAGTAATCGGACATCTTTGTATCTTCTACAACTTTTAACTCTTTCTTGATTTCTTGTTCATAATGACCCCACTTTGAAAATGGGACATTCATTCTTTCTTCCTTCCACTCAGACCAAATGATGTCCTTTAAAACTTTGAACTTTTCATCATCTGTCTTTTCTGGATATAGGGTTGGAAGTTTTATTTTTTTATCGTCAAAGATAATTGAAACATATGGCTCCACCTCAGTTAAAACAGTGGTGTTCTCAAGAGCCTCAACAACCTTGTCTTTGCTCAACACACCCTGATGAATAAATCTTTTTACTGCTTCATCATATGATGGATAATCCAAATACCACCCCGACTCTTCAGGGTATTCAATTCCGCGTGATAAAAGATAGTCGTCTCGTTCTTTAGCCTGTTCGGGATAAATCATATGGCTATCCATTCCGGCTATAATTTTAATATTGAATTTTTTAGATAACGTTAAAACTTTTCTATTTAAATCTCTTTGTTCTTCCGTGTCATGAGGCTGAACTTCAAGAAACAAACTATCGCCAAAATGATTTTTCCAAGATGCGATAATTTCTTCGTGGTCTTCATACTTCCAAACACCACCTAAACAACTTGTTGTAACCCAGACATTTTTAGGGTCTAGCGTTAGCAACAATTCTTGGTCAATTCGCGCCTTGTAATAATATCCAGTTACATTTGCTTCTGATAAAATCCAATTGATTGACTGTCTTCCGGCTTCGTTCTTCGCCAGCAACATAACGTGGGCATTGGTTCTATCTTTTTCCAGTCGGTTCTTGACAAAATAGGCTTCGGTTCCGAACAACGGCTTTAACCCATTTGCCTTTGCATATTCATAAACCTCAATGAAGCGACCAGTCCATCCGTGCTCCACACCGCTAACCACGGTTTGACCAAGCTCTAATGCCCTATCCCCTCTCTGCTTGTTGGTAATGGTACAATCTGGAGTGCTTACATTGCTAAACATGCTATGACAGTGGTAGTTTACATAATTCATCTTATACAATCCTTTCTATTGTTTTACGATGTTCACCATCCATGAGATGAACAACGAAGATTGATTTTTTACTTACATGAGCGACATGGGAGAATCGAACTCCCTTCGTCGGTTTGGAAAACCGAGGCACAGCCAATATACCAATGTCGCATACGTTGTACATCGAGCAAAAGGGCTTGTCCCTCATTCGTACAACGTAATACATTATATCATACATCCTATTGCCTTGTCAACTTAAAACACCATGGGGTTACACGATTGTAACCCCATAAGTTATTGTATTTTATAAGGGACAAGTACCAAAGCTCTTTCCTTCAAACACGGCTTCTAAAACCGTCGCTCTACTGGTGGTAATGGAAACCAACTCTACATCGCCTTGAAGTTCTTCGTAGTTCTTATATCTGGTAACAACAGAGTCGCCCACCGTGATATCGAATTGCTTGTTTCCATATTCTTCTTTGTAGAAATTCAGAACAGCATCAGCTTCTTCATTTGTGTCGAAAATCTTCCATCCCGCCATAGGAGTCTTGGTTCGATTGTTTTTATAAATCATCAGACATTTAATCATTTTGTTTTCCTTTTTTATGAACAACAACAGAGTCAACGTTTTCTCGAATCCACTTTATGAGAGTAGTGCGTTCTTTTTCCACTTTATCTAAATCAATATCGAAATATTTCGCTAACATGTTTTCTATTTCGCCATGTCCAATACTGTAGTAGTGTCCATCGTCGTATACATCTCTAAAACAAATTCTGCAATCTGTTTTCGCTATCATCCAGTCAATAAAATTAGTTATTTTTTCACTCTCATCTGTGACTGAAAGTAGTTTATCACATTCTGGAGTTGGGGGCTGAGGACTATTCATATAACTCCTATTCCGGCTTGAATTCACAATATGAACTTACTGAGCATAAATTCTTACAAAAGAAAGGTTGAATATCTGGAGCAAAATCATCTTCTGATTTTATCAGTGTCACCGTTTCTGATATCCATTTTGATATATCAGAAAGCCCCTTCTTCGTAACCTTGAATTTACTTACTTGATTTTGTTCTTGCCTGATAAACCAAAGCCAAACTTCGTCAACCTTGATGTTCTTAGTTTGAAGATACAGGGAGTACATATACATTTGACGTTTGTACCCGTCCAATTTCTCCTCATCGATTTTTCCTTTTTTCTCGATGATGGATGTCTTATAATCCATAAGGAAAATCTTCCCTGATTCCTTGTGCTTTAGAACTAAGTCGGGTTTCACCACAAGATTATAGTTCAATAAATCGACATCAATCTTATCTTCAATGATAAGAACTTCATATGCGTCCCTATCAAAATCAAACGTTTCAAAAAAGCGTCTTCCTTGCTCGATATACGGTTGTTCTTTTATGAAAGCCGGAGGTTTACGAGCAACCATTCTCGTATAGTTATCTGAAAAATAATCAGCCAACTCAATAAGTTCAAGCTCTTCTCTGAAGAACTTTTCAAGAACCTCATGAACAAGCAATCCATAATCAGAGAAAAAGTTGCCCGTTCTTTCTACTCCATCAGTCAAATAAGTAAGAAGATAGCTATGTTTGCACCCGTGGAACGTGGATAAACCACTGAATGAAAAACGTATTTTATTAATCTTTTCCAGTCTTGTTTCATCCATCAATATGCTCCCCACGACAAGAAGAAATGACATCTACAACATCTAGGGGAATGCAAACATTGGAAACACCATCGTCATTTTTGTCAATCCATTTTCTCGATGGCGATAAAGCTATTTTACAAACCTTTTTATATGCTTCATCAAAATTATTTGCGGCAACCACATATTCTTCGCTGTCATCACAAGCGGCTTCTTCTTTTGTTGAGTGATAGCTCCACATCACGGACACTTCAATCGTGTAAATATATAATCCACTAAGATTCTTTTTCATTCTAGGTTTTTCCTTTCATTCAAAGAATTTTGTCCGCTTTTAATTGCGGATTCAATCTCACTATAAGACAGTAATTTCTTTGCAATTGCAATCAACACACCTTCTCTTTCATTGAAGCTGTCGTTTGCACCCAATTCCGCCGTGGTTGTAGTTCCATCGCTCCACTTCACCGTGGTTACAGGTGGAGAAATAACAACCCATTCAACATATAAATCAAACATAAATACGCATCTCCTTTAGAATCCAATTAGTGAATAAGCTCTGATTGGAGTTCTACTATCTCCAACATAATGATAATACTTGAACACGGTCTTTCTGCAAGAAGAACATCTTCCGGTTCCATGCATCAGACCCCACTCGAATGAGAAACATAGGTCTTCTCCGCAATGTGGACATTCATCTTTCATCAGCCAAACTTCTTCTAATTCTTGAACTTGTTCAAGTGTGACATGACTACCAGATTGCTCGTTGAACTTATTCAACTCTTCCTCTGATACTTGAACTTTTTTAATGGTGAATTTATCTTCACCAAATTTTTCACATGCCGCCTTATAGAATTCTTCAAATGTCATTCCAGCCATTATATAATCCCATTCTCTACATTAATCAATGTAACTTCGTTTGTTCTAGGATTGAGTCGATATCCTTTTTTCACCTGAAAATTATCGGTTACTGATACTTGATACCACCAAAACACATCATCATATCCTATCCATCTTACGGTGCTTTCAGAGGCGCGGTCATAATACGTCCAAAACAAATCGTTTCTAATCTTTTCAAACCTAGCTTTTATCATTTAATCTCCTCCATCCTCATATATATCATCATCAACTCCGTGATTATTTGGGTCATGATTTGGAAGGGGTGTTTGATTGTTGTCCCATCCATATCTCTTCCATAGTTCACGTGGCTTTGAATAAAATCTATACGACAAATCGAAATACATATCTACTTTTCCAAGTTTACCCATCAGGCGATTCTTATAAAACTGAACGCATGTGTCAAAAGAAATAGGTTCTTTTCCACGTTTGTATCCACCACCTTTTGTGTTGGGCTCACCTTTTTTATCTTTTTCTGAATATCTTCGCACGGATAAACTGTAATGACACAAGTTGAAGATATCAGCAGAACCAGACATCTCATATCCACCAACCCCATCGGCGGTTGTTCCAGACGATGGCTTTCTGGGATGAACGACAAGAACAATCAGAACATTATATTTTGCCGCGAAAGTTTTCAGCTTGTTCATCATTTCGCGCTGTTTGCTATATGTATTCACATCATTTTCACCAAGACCAAGAGTAGCAAGATTATCAAGAATAATAACCTTGTCACCATTGACCATCACAGTTTGTTGCGCTCGGCTCAGAACAACATCTAAATTATTGTCGTCATCTTTTAGAATATGAATTTTTCCACGATACCAATTTACAATTTTTTCACGGGTTGTTTTTTCAATAACTCGAACAAAATTATTTCCCGTTTTCAACTTCGTGTTTTCTCTTCCCGCCATGGCGACTTCAATCCAGCCACGAAGAATTGACGGAGACATTTCTCCTGAGAAAACTGTAACTCCAAATCCTTGATTTACTGCTTCTACCACAAACCATTGATTTACAAGAGTGCTTTTACCAGAGCCCGGAGTTCCTGTAACTGTAACAACGGTTCCAAAATAAAATTTATTAATTATTTCTTTATCTACAGCATCGATGCCTGTCAAAAGACCATCCCATTTTTCTGGGTCAAAATCTTCGGCATCCTCAAGATTCATAATGCCTTCAATTGGAAGTTCTTTTTCCTGACAAGATAAATCTACTACTGCTTGTTTTCCCAATTTCAGTAAAACATCATTCACATCTTTTAGGGAAATCTTCTCGTTGTTTACTGTCAACTCTTTTGGAATTTCAACATATCGACACCGATGATTTCCCAATCTAACAATAATTTCACGTCGAGCCTTTGTTCCGGCTTCATCATTATCCATCCACAAAATAATCTTGTCGAATAATCCAAGCCAATCGTAATTGTATTCAATCCAAGATTGAGTATTAGCACCAAAGGGAACGGACACAGCGTTTGTAATTCCTGCTTCGTGTAATGCCATCGCGTCATATTCACCTTCAGCAATATTCAGTGTTCCGGATTGGCTGACTTTATTCATACCATACAGCAACGGCTTGCTTCCAGCACCAGCAAAATCAGGTTTATTTTTATCTTCCTTTGGGGAGATTCCGATAACCTTTGAATCTTGTTTCTCTAATTTTTTAGATTGACGAGCTTTTATAAAAGTAAGAACATCGTTGGCATCATAATAATTGAACAGGGTATTCCCATATTTATTTGATGTCACATCATAGAAAGCCAGCGTTTCCTCAGACAAGCCTCTTGTCTTTGCGTATTCAACAACCTGAGTTTTATCTTCGTCTACACGTCTAGGATATGCATATTGTTTGGCTGTCATCTCTTTCTTTGCACTACTTTGAATTGTAAAATCAATTCCAGAAAAAGAAACAATCTTGTCAATAGCCTGTCGAGAAGTCATTCCATAATGTACGATATAGTGATTCATAATATCGTAATTTTTATTGCAACCAAAACAATGAAACGATGATGTTTTATCATTCCATATGAATGATGAACTGTTCTCATTATGAAATGGACAATTTCCCTTTAGTTTATCACCATCCCAATTTTCAATTTTCAAATCTCTAACGATGGTCTCAATAGAATCATCTCTAATTTTCTCTTTAGCCGATAATAAAACCTGCCGTAGTTCTTCATTTTTATTGGTCATATTGCTCCCATGTTACAATTTTAAAAAATATGATTTTTATTTTCGTTTGACAATTCTACAAATGTAAAATCTTTTTCCATATCAAAACCGCGCACAATCCAGAAAGAATGAAAATCAGAAGAAGAAACTTTTCTCAGCAACGCATTGGGGATAGACTCAATCGTCTCATACTTCCCAACGTTAGCGTGATAGGTATCTTCTACAAATGGAATATGACGGAAGAATTCCATCATATGACGGTATGATTTCGCCTTTATTTCAAATTCCTTATTGACCGCATAAATTCCAAGATATTCATTTGCTCTTGAAATAACATTCGGGGTAATAAAATCAATTCGTCTTTCGGGCACAATCCCCTGCAATCCCTTGTTTCTAAACATGTCCCATAGATACCCACTCATGTCGAATGGAATAAGAAAAGCAAATGGCAGGTTGATGCTTATTGCCGTATCTATAAATTCTTTCTTCAAGGAAAACGGGGGATTTCCAACAATACAATCTATTTTATGAGAATTTGCAACCAAAGACGATAGATGAGCATCAGCAACAAAATTTTGTTGTATGTTTTGTTTTGACCCATCGATGTCAGTTGACAAAACAGAAAACCCGAATTCTTTAAGTACCTTTGTAATGTTATGATTTCCAGCACCAACATCCCAAACTTTTTCTACGTGACTAGGAATATGAGGAAGCAGTAAGTTTGTTGCATATACGGGAGTAAGAAACAAATCTCTTTGTTGCTGTTCATTTGGGGTTTTGATTTGAGGAACCTTTGTTTTTGCTAATTTATAATCACTCATATTTATCCTTTAAAATGGAATATATTCTTTATCATTCAATGATTTCTTCAATCTTTTCTGTGCCAACTTGAATGGTTTTTTATCATATTCAATTCCGACATAATGCCATCTTTCTTCAGCACAGACCTGCCCCATTGAACCAACTCCCATAAATGGGTCAACCACTAAGTCTCCATCTACAAGAAAAGGCTTTGTAATTCGCCTCAGTAATTCAATTGGCTTCTGCCACCTTACCAGTTTTCCAGACGAATCTTTAATTCTCTCTTTCGCGCCAGTTGTCAACGTGATATCGGTGATAACACTTGTCGCAACTTTTGTCATTCTTCCCGATGGATTCAATCCTTTGGCGCTTGCTGTTACTTTTTTTACTTGCGCCCTATCTGGATTGAATCGAAAATCTTTTCCTTTTGAGAATATGATGATATCATCGTGAACTTGTGCAAACTGCTTCTTCCCATGGTTGCCCCATTCATTTTTCCATATCAACCAATTTACAAAATTTGCTTCGGGTAAACCATCAACAAATTTTTTATATTCAGCAGACGAATGATAATCGGTGATTGCAATCATAACACCGTTGGGTCTCAACATATTCCAATATCTTTCAGCCCAACTAAAATCTTTATTTTCATAAATATAATCGGCTAAAACTAAATCGCACCATGGAATTTCAAGCTCCATGATGTCAAATTCCATGTTGTCTTGATGAAATAATTTTATCATAATTTTTACTCAAAACGAGAAAGAGATTGATGTGTTTCAAATTCTTCCCAAAATAAGTCCATCTCTTTCAAGGTGTCAAATCCAGCCCCTACCAGTAGTGACAAATATTGTTTTCCATTCCATGCAATTTCGTCACCCTTATATTCGTACCAAATCAAATTATTCTTAATCATCGTAATCATATATTTTATAATTCCTTTTCTGTGAGCTTATTATCCCATATCTCCATCTAAATTACTTGGATGTATCAAGGAACCTTCCATAACATCAAACGATTGCCAAACCAACATAGCATGTGCTACATCTAATTTCATTGAATCAACCACTTGACATAGGAATTCGGTACTTGTTTTAGTTTTACAATAAATCTTATATAGCACAATCATCTCATCCGCTGTCAATGGATGACCAGTTTGTAAAAAATTCAGATGTATATTACTCATTTGCATTCCCTTTCTAATAAAAATCATTTACTGAAATAACAACTATTTTTTCTCTGGTTTCCAATCCACGTCTTGGATTAAAAGTTGGTTGATGAAAATGTTGTCTATACTTACTTGGAATTCTACCGTATCCTTTATGTATCGTTTTTGATTTGCTCATAACAACCAGACATTCCTCGTTGCCAAAACCACACGCAATCGCCTCGTTGTATATTTTTTCTGGCTCGGTCATTCTGTATGTTATAATTTTTTTCGCCAATTTTTTGGCGTTTTTACCATAGCAACAAGATGAAACTTTTATAATAACATCTCCGTTTTTGTCTGTCAGAGAAAGAATACCCTGAGTCAAAATATCTGTTTCAATTGGTAGCTCATGAAGCTTGCCCTTCTTTGTTTCTTTTTTTATTTTCATTTTTACGTGTTCCTTTGCTGTCTTTTATTTTACGCTGGTCAATTACACTAATGTCGGGTTATAGGTCTTTATAATATAAATCTACAAAGTATGTAATTGACCGGAGAAAAACAAAGTCCTAAAGGATTACCCGTATTCTACCTAGGTAGAATACGGGTAATTTTTTTTATATTATTCCTCGCCAAAGATATCGTCTTCTTCGCTTGTCAAATCATCGTCATCAATGAACGGGTTTTCATCACGAGAAGATTCAGATTCCTCAACTTGGGGGGCTTCATCCATGGTGCTCTTTCCATCTTTCTTCTCAGGGGTATAAAAGTCCCAGTCCCAAATAGTAAAGAATGGTTGCTTGGAATACACCGTTTCACCTTCTCGGTTTTCATATTTTTCTTGCTGAAAAGAGAAGGACTTGATTACAATCATTACGCCCATCTTGTTTGAACTGTCGTTGAACGTGGGCGCGTTTTCCAAACGTTCCTGTAGCTTATCCAAACCTTCCATTGCGGTTCCGCGCAAATTCCAGAAACTAAAGTAAGACTTGACAGCCTTTCCACTTTTCTTGTCTTTGCGAGACGTTGTAAAGCGAATTTGTGCATACTCACCCTTGTCTTCAACCTTGGTGACAATACCCAAAACTTTTTGACCTTTGATAAAAAATGACATGTTTTATATTCTCCTGTATATAATAGATAGATTATTTAAGCTTGTTCTTTATTTGTTTCTGGTTTTACTTCTAGAGTAGAGACATTCTTCAAATCTTCAAGTAAAGATTTCAAAACGTTTTCATCTGCAATCTTGCGAGGGTCGCCGGACGGTTCGTATTTTTTAATTACCGCTTTCGCCTCGGCTTTATTTTGCATAAGTTTTTGCTTTGCTAACTCGACCACTTGCTCCTTGATTGTTAGCTCGACTTTCTTCTCATCTGAACTATCTTCAACCTTGAAGTCTGTTTTTCTTTTTGGGGCATCTTCCCCAGAATTAGCCCAACGAATTAGGTCTACACCATCTTGTTCTGATATAACAAAAGCGCCACGTTTTTCAAACAAGTGAGTGTTATCTTTTTGAACTTCTGCCGAATTTGTCTTCTGGTCTATCATGAATGTAGCCATAAATTCAAATTCGTAATCCTTGCGCTGGTCTGCACCAACACCCAATTTTCTGATGGTAGTTTTTCCAGTTTCGCTTTTTTCAACTTCGTACTTGTCTTCTCCACGAACCGTTGAAATGATGTGAAGGGGACTTTCTGCCAGAGCAGTAGTAAAAAGCTCGTGGCGAGGAGTTACCTTTGAAAAAGCCTTAAAGTCACCGCCATTGGCTTGATGAATTTTCAAAGCCTTTTTCCACTCGTGGGTTGCGGAGTCGATAATCAAAATCTTGTAACCCTGCTGAATTGCAAACCTAATGAAATCAGCATAAACTTCTGGGTCTGAATCCGATGGAATGTCAACAATCTTATACTTGAATTCATTTGCATAAATTCTTCCTCGGCTTCCTTCAGTATTGCCCATGAGAATTTTTGTTTCTACGCCCATTCTGGAAAGTTCTTCTTGCATTCCGGTTGCCATACGCAATGCAGAATATGTCTTACCTCCACCAGAAGGACTCATGAGAGCTACTTTCACCCAAACATTTTCGCGTTTCGCATCTTCAACTACGAATTTCATGCTACTTGCCATTTTATTTTTCTCCTTGAATTTTAATTACAAATAATAACTTTCATGACATCTTCAATTGCAGTATTTATTTCTTCTTCTGAATTCATCTTTCCTAATCCAAGAGTCAAACAATCGTTTTCAAAATTATCTTTCACCAATTTCCCCATATTGACATTGAGAACAAAAAATTGAAACTCATCTTGAAGCCTGTCTGACAAATCTTTTCCAACTTCAACCATAAGAACATCTGCGATTTTACCGTTTTCTTCCGCTTTGTTGCTTTCCATTGTCTTACGCATAAATTTTACGATGTGCCTATATTCAAAATCTTGAAACTCGTTTGCCATCTCCATTAGGCGCTCAATGAAGGTGACTGATTCAACCTCTTCAGAAAAATTCCACTCCAATGCACTCGCCGTATTTCTCAGATGCCTCAGTGGTGATACGTTCCAAATCCAATAGTTTTGTTTCATCTTTTCTTGAAGGAGGTTTCTTGCTTCAGTGTCTCCAGTCAAAATTATAAAAGCTTTTTTCATTGTTCCTCCTTTACTATAAATTCCTTGTGATTTAATTGTTTCAAAACTTCTTCTGTAAAAACTCTCCACTGTCTAAGGCGGTGGGTTTTTCTTTGCCAGTAAATATTTTTTATTGTTTTATAAGACAGCATCCAAATTCTACGCTGAAGAAAACCTTCTGGCAAATTGTTTTTGATATCTTCAAACAAGCCATTCTTTACTTCTACTGATTTTTCTGATTGATAAAATTTTATAAGCTCATTTATTTTATTCAGTGTTTCTTCAAAAACAGGTAGTTCAAAATCATCTTGAGTCAACAATCTTTTTGTGATTGTATGCATCGTGCTTTCACTCTGCTTCGTTGTTCCCACCCTATACGTGTCAGCTTCCGACCACCAATATCTCGGAGCATCGACACTCCAGTATGTAATGATGCTTTCTAGGAATTTATCTTCGCCTGATAATCCGTGGGCATATTTTTTGAAAATTTGTTTTGCTCTTTTTGGATTTGAATTGTAGCTAAGTGAAAATCCAAGAGAACTTTCTTCCAAACCATATTCTGACAATTTTTCTATTTTCATTTTATATCAACGATGTTTCCTCCGTTTCAGATTTATTATAGCACCGATTAATTGAATCGAACAATTACCTCACCCTCCAAAGGGGCGCGTACTGCCGTTGTACGAAATCGGTATTTCATTTAGGAGCCAATTTGAAACAAAAAGTAAATCAACCAACAAAAAGAAAAAACCACAACTCCAAATTGAATATTCATTTTTAAAAACTGTCGCATGTTATAATAAAACCCTTTCTATTTTTTATTCAGTGGGCAATGCTAGATTCGAACTAGCACATCCAAGGAAAGTGATTTACAGTCACCCGCGCCTAGCCATATGCGCCTATTGCCCAAGTGAAGGTTACTCTCAACCTACAAGCCTCACAAAGACCCTACCAGTGGAAGTTATAAGGAAGTGTATTCTCATACGCTTCACTCATAACCATGTGACATCCGGTATTCACTCCGCTTCTCATCGGGCGTGAGATGCCCAACGGAGATGTCTTGTACGCTACCTGAGACTCGAACTCAGACTCTACGGATTAGAAGTCCGTTGCTTTGTCCATTAAGCTAGTAACGCATGTCAACCTCAAGTTATAACTAATTATACCATACCTGACCATCCGCTGTCAAGTAGCAATATTTTATGACTTTTGGTATACAACATGAGCTTCATGTAAGAATCTTTGGAAATGAACAGGAAGAGATTCCCAGTTTTCTCTTTCAGATGCCCAAGCCAACAAGCTACCGAAAATTTCTGACTTAGCAATAATTCTGGCACATGCTTGTCTTGTATTCAACTGCGATATAGTCATCAACCTTCGAATATCTCCCCTAGCACGATAATATTCTTTTGTATCAGTATATTCTTGTTCAGCCCAACTCAAAAGAGAATATAAATACTTCAAATCAAATTCCGGCATTTCTCTGTTGAAACGAGCATGTTTCATCATAAAAAGTGGAATATCCAAATATTTTTTCTTTGGTAAAGGCATGGGATTTATGTAATCCATATTATTGTCTCCTGATATTTTTACTGAGTTTCAAAAAAAATGTTTCCCAAAATATAATTATAATATACCAATACAAATATCTTAATATGTTCACGCGTTCATATCCTAAACAATATGAACAACTGCTATGTTCCACTCCTCCTAGCCCTCGATAAAGAATGGCTTCGAAATGGTATCCTTCACCGTGGCATTCCGGACATCTAAAGCCTGTCATATGAGGTGGCATATGTCAGTAATCCAGACATAAAAATAGATACAAATGCTAAAGTTGTATCTGTGATTGCGACATTGATGGCGGTAGATGCGATAGGTGTAACAAAGCTCATTGTAATATAAAAAACCACAGACAACAAAACAAATTTTAGAATAGTCATTGTATTACATCCTTTTTATTTTCTATTGAGAATATTTTTTCAGCTTTACTGGCAAAAACATAATAGCTAAACAGATAATTCAATCTATTACTCCCCTTGTCTCCACCGTTCACGATTCTGTGATACAGTTTGTTTTCAATCATCTTCAACAACACGGATTTTTTAATAAAAATATATCTTACTCCGTGTCGAGTGTGTGCCTTGACAGCATATAAATCAGCTTCGCTAGTTGATATACCGGATGGGTTCCCCCTGTAGCTAAATTCTATTCCGATATTTCCAGTTTTCAAACATCTGAAGTCTTCTTTACATTCAATCTTCAGAGTTTTTTTATTTCCGCATTTTACGAGGATGTCATACTTCTTTGTTCTTTCAAAGTGAGTGGTTTTCCATCCAAATTGCTCGTAAACAAATTTCGCAATCTCTTTTTCTGTGACGATTGCTACTTTTAAGTCCCTGCGAAATTCACGATAGTTATTATCTTTTACTTCATCCATATTATTATCTCCGATAATTAAAATGGAAATTCGTCCAAAGATGATTCATTTAAAAAATTGAATTTTAGCGATTGTTGAACAAGCAATTCTTCTTCTTCTTTTCCTACGACACGTATAACTCTCGCCTTAGAAAGAATAACACTATCAGTTATCAATGATGCGTGTTGTTTGATTGCTACTGGTTCACATTCGATTAGAACTCTCTTATTTACATTGCCATAGCTATTTCGAATTGAATGAACTCCACTAATATATGAAAACCAAAGTCCAAACCTATTATCTTCTGCTATCTCTCCAATTTTATATGTAAATTTCGGAGTGTGTTGTGAGTGAAGACTTCCATCATCTTCCATTACAACATATTTATAAACAAGGTCGGAGTTGACACTTACGTGTGTTACGTCATCGGAAAACAATTGTCTTTTGTCCGTCTGGATAACATTCCAGAAGCCATCAATTTTGGTAAACAACTTGTTTGGAACCACACTAAAAGAAAAAGCCGTTGGTTTTATTCCGGTAAGTTTTACAACCAATTCAAGATAATCAGGAATATGAATGGCAGGAGTTGTTTTGTTGACATTTGACACATATTGAAATTCAAAATCGGTCAAGGCTTCCATCAGCGTGTCCATGGAGAAGTCTTTCTTCTTATTTTCTTCTGTGATGATATTCGCCAGAGAAGTTCCATAAAACTTTCCGAATTGTCTCTGCGCTTCTTCCCAAGAAGTAAGATTCATAGACATGAGAGAGATAATAAGTCTCATATATTGCATCTTTGAAATTGAATATCCTTCAGTTCGATATTTATCAACACGTAAAGCAGAAATAATCGGAAACATTGTTTTCGGATTATAGTTCAAAACGCGCTGTGAATTATGCTGAAAGAATTCATCATGTAAAACAAATTCATCCGTGTCGGTTAGATACGCTCCCATGACACACGTAAAATCAAATTTTTCAAATAGCTTTTCTATATCAGAGAAATAATCAATCACAATAAATTGAACCACTGTTTCGTCAGATTTTATCATGATTGATTTGTCGGTATAATCAAAAATGATGTCAGATGTTCCCTTGATAGCCATGAGTGCACAAAACAAATCTTTTGGTGTTCTAAAATATACATCCACATCCGCTTCTAGTATTGACCTGTTGGTAAATACTCTGGATACAACACCTCCGGCAATGATTGCTCTAGATTCAATCAGGGCTTCCATCATAACATCGCTCAACATGCTTGCAATTTTCTGTGCTTCGACAGGATATTTCTTTGTAATCATTTTTTATTATTTCCTTATTTTATTGATTAATATATGCATATGTTCTTTAAACATATTATCATACAAATTATTTAACTCGTAATATTTTTCCCACAGTTCATTCTGTCTATCAGAATGTCTTCCGTTGTCTTCGGGGCTACCAATCTGATAAAGAATATCAATCATTCGAGAGTTGACTTGCATTCTCTCGGTTGAAAAATCTCCCTCAAGCTCACTCCAATAATCCGGATTGTATCCACTAATAAACATAACTATCTGTCCAAATAAAAACAGAAGAATAAATGCAATCCCAAGTCCTAAAATCATAGATAAAGCCACTTCTGAAATAACGATGATATCTTCCAACAAATAAAACTCCTTTCTTTTTATATTATAAAAGCCCACCGCAGTTGAACGAGTTCTGCAAACGATTTCGGAATTTCTCCTAAAAATAATATCGAGCATATTTTACATGGGTCGATTTCTTATTCTTGTTTGATGAGCTTTCATAATACAAAAACGTGAAATAAATAATTTTACTAATTTTTATTACTTGTGCATCCCTTGGGGGTCGAACCCAAAACCTGCGGATTAAAAGTCCGTTGCTCTGCCATTGAGCTAGGGAAGCATTTTCTTGACTATCTCAGGTCGCTCTGTTTGACAATTCTCGTCACCGTAGATTAGCTCTATCGGCTTGGTTCTCTTGGATACTATCCATTGTGTCCGACTTGTCATACGTCCTTAAGTCAACGAACAGCCCTCAATGAACAGTCAAGAAGTGGGCGCGACAGGATTCGAACCTGTGACCAAGGAATTATGAGTTCCCTGCACTAACCACTGTGCTACGCACCCAACTTGCTTCTACATATGTAGAAGTAAGTATTTATACATAAGTATATCATGAAACACATGTCTGTGTCAAATTACTTTGGAAGCAAGATGAGTAATTTCAAAACACCAGACAATATTACAATCAAAACGGCGGGTACGACAAAAGATTTTATATCACTACTTGTTTTCACTTTGCTAATCCTTTTTTTCCGGTCTAATTCTATATTGAAAACTTCCTCTACGACCATCATTATTTATGGAAACTAAAGCCATCAACGCAGACTTTCTCGAATCGTATGTTTTGTATTTATGCCACTTTTGCCAAGATGGAAAAGGCAAGTCTCCCATATAACGTGTTTCAATAACAATTTTTTGCTTCTTCTTTGGTGGTTTTGATTTTTCACAGGGTAAATTTGTTTCAGAAGGTTCTAGGCATTCTCTTTCACAATTTCCACAGATATATCCTTCTAATTCATCTGTCACCCATGTCGGTATCCATATATGTTCCATGGTAGAATTATCCTTTTAACTTAGTAACAAATAAAATCCATAAAAAGACAGGGCAATACTTCCAAGTCCAAGTCCGAATAAAAGACTCGCGTCTTTGAAACCAATCACCCTGATTGCTACAAAATATCCTAACACGAGCGGGGATGATACAAAAATTATCGCTAATATATTCATTTTATCCTTTCTATGAAATAGATGTTTTATGGTATTCCTGCAACACTCTTATCTCTATTATGTTAAATAATACGTGTTCGTGTTTTAGTATCAGTTTTTTATATTGTTCAGTGGCATAATCTAATTCGTCGCAGGACATTATGCTATGATAATCATTACAATCATTTCGTTGAAATGCTGTCTCTGGTGAATCCCAAAACTCCACTTCATACCTTGTTCTCAATGTCTCCATTTGATAATTCCTCTCTAAATAAAAAGCTGATTTTATTCATCTCTCGGTCTACCAAACATAACCAAAAAAATTAGACCTACAATTAAAATCGAAAATATATTTGGTATCCATGCTCCCATGCTTGTCAAAATTTCCATCCACCTTGGAAAGAAAGCGTTCAATATTTCTCGTATGGCATACGCAAATGAGCCGATAAGAATTGATATAAAAATAATGAATCCCATGTTGTATCCACTAAAACTTATCTCTATCATAAACAGCAGAAAATT